AATCATTGCCGAGTATGGGCCAGATTCAGCACAGGCGCACGTCGAGGTGTACGGCATGTTCCCCAACGCGGGGGACGACCAGTTCATCGGGGCCGACATCGTGGACGACGCCATGAAGCGGACGAAGTATCAGGATCAGTCAGCGCCGATTGTGATCGGGGTCGATCCGGCGCGCTTCGGTGCGGACGCCACGGTGATCGCGGTGCGGCAAGGTCGGGACATCGTGAAGATCATGCGGCACAGGGGTGATGACACCATGACGGTGGTCGGCCACGTGATCGAAGCGATTGACGAGTTCAAGCCAACGCTGGTAGTGATCGACGAAGGTGGCCTGGGCGCAGGCATCGTGGATCGGCTCAAGGAGCAGCGGTACAAGATCAAGGGTGTGAACTTCGGAAATAAGGCCAAGAACCCGATCATGTACGGCAACATGAGGGCGCAGATGTGGGGTGACATGCGCGAGTGGCTCAAGACGGCCAGCATTCCGAACGATAGGTTCTTGAAAACTGACCTGATTTCGCCTATGATGAAGCCTGACTCAAGAGGCACGATTTTCTTGGAAAGCAAAAAGGACATGAAGTCGCGGGGGCTGGCATCTCCTGACGCAGCAGACGCAATTGCTGTTACATTTGCATTTCCTGTAGCGCACCGCGAGTATATTGAACCAACACGCCGGATAAACTCGCAGGGTAGCAGCGTATCAACAAGTTGGATGGGATCATGACAAAAAAGGTATCACTGTCAGTAGGTCGCGGCGAGAAGCTGCCTACGTCCAAAGGCGCTGGTTTGACCGCCAAAGGCCGCGAGAAGTACAATGCGGCAACGGGTTCTAACCTCAAAGCGCCAGCGCCTAGCCCTAAGACCAAGGCAGATCAAGGGCGCAAAGATTCATTTTGTGCAAGAATGGGCGCAGTGGCAGCCAACGCCAAAGACGGCGAACGCGCTAAAGCAGCCCTTAAACGATGGAAGTGTTGATCATGGCGACTAAACCTGGGCTTTATGCCAATATTCATGCTAAACAGGCGCGTATTGCAGCCGGTAGCAAAGAAAAAATGCGCCCTGTAGGCGCAAAAGGCGCTCCGACAGCCAAAGATTTCAAAGACTCAGCTAAAACTGCAAAGAAGAAATAACATGCCACTCGTTAAATCCAAATCACCCGAAGCCTTTCGCAAAAACATTAAAGCGGAAGTTAAAGCTGGTAAGCCGGTCAAACAGGCCGTGGCAATCGCGTATGCAGTCAAGCGCGAAGCCAAACCAATGAAGAAAAAATAATGGCAGATTACACAGGCATCGCCGCAGCCGGTGCTGTGGCCAACGGCGGCAAAGACAAAAGCTCATCGTCTAGTATCCTAGCGACTGCCCGCTCACGTTTGGACATGGCGATCTCTGCGCTGTCTGAGTCCCGCGAAGATGAGATCGATGACCTGAAGTTCTACGCTGGCTCGCCCGACAACCACTGGCAATGGCCAGCGGATGTACTGGCCACCCGTGGCGCTGTGCAAGGTCAAACCATCAACGCTAGGCCATGCCTGACAATCAACAAACTGCCCCAGCACGTAAGGCAAGTCACCAATGACCAAAGGCAGAATCGCCCAAGTGGCAAAGTTATTCCAGCCGATGACGACGCCGACGTTGAAGTCGCCGAAGTCTTCAACGGCATGGTCAGACACATCGAGTACATCAGCGACGCCGACGTCGCGTACGATACTGCGTGTGAAAACCAAGTCTCCTACGGTGAAGGTTACATCCGCATTCTGACCGAGTACTGCGACGCAGACACATTTGACCAAGACATCAAGATTGGCCGTGTTCGCAACTCATTCAGCGTCTACATGGATCCAACAATCCAAGACCCGACAGGTGCAGACCAAAAATGGTGCTTCATTACTGAAGACATTACCAAAGCCGACTACGAGCGCATGTACCCCGACTCTGCGCCCATCACCACCTTGCAAACGCTGGGTGTGGGTGACCAGAATCTGAGCCAATGGCTCAACGAAGACACTATTCGCGTTGCTGATTATTACTATGTAGACTACGACAGAGCAACGCTTAACCTGTACCCTGGCAACGTGACCGCATTTGATGGCACCCCAGAGGACAAACAACTGAAAGCAATATATGGTAAGCCTAAAAAATCTCGTGAATCTGATCGTGTCAAGATTAAATACTGCAAGATTAACGGCTATGAAATTCTTGAAGAACGTGATTGGGCGGGGAAATACATCCCCGTAGTTCGCATTGTAGGCAATGAATTTGAAGTCGATGGCCGCTTGTATGTGTCTGGCCTTGTGCGTAACGCCAAGGATGCCCAGCGCATGTACAACTACTGGGTAAGCCAAGAGGCAGAGATGCTGGCATTGGCACCCAAAGCACCGTTTATTGGCTACGGTGGCCAGTTTGAAGGTTATGAAAACCAATGGAAGACAGCAAACACGACCAATTGGCCGTATTTGGAGGTCAATCCAGACGTTACAGACGGCGCAGGCTCAATCCTGCCACTACCCCAGCGGGCACAGCCTCCAATGGCCTCCAGCGGGCTGTTGCAGGCCAAAGCGGGCGCATCTGAGGACATCAAGTCAACAACTGGCCAATACGACGCATCTTTGGGTATGCGAAGCAACGAGCGCAGCGGTAAAGCCATTTTGGCCCGCCAGCGCGAAGGCGATGTGGGTACATACCATTACGGCGACAACCTCGCCCGTGGTGTACGCCATATCGTGCGCCAGCTAGTGGACTTGATCCCCAAGGTGTACGACACACAGCGCGTGGCTCGCATCATTGGCATGGACGGCGAGACTAAGATGGTCAAGTTGAACCCTGACCAGCCGGAAGCAGTCCGCAAGATTACCGATCAGAACAATCCTGACGTGGTGATTGAAAAAATATACAACCCCAACGTCGGCAAGTACGATGTGGTGGTGGCCACCGGCCCAGGCTACGCGACCAAGCGCCAAGAGGCATTGGAAGCAATGGCCCAACTGTTGCAGGGTAATCCGCAACTGTGGCAAGTGGCCGGTGACCTGTTCGTTAAGAACATGGACTGGCCAGGTGCCCAAGAGATGGCCAAGCGATTTGCCAAGACGATTGATCCTAAGCTCATGGAAGACGGCGACAAGCCGCCAGCCTTGCAGGCCGCCGAACAGCAAATTCAGGCGATGGGTCAAGAGATGGAGCAGATGCACCAGATGATCACCAACGTCGGCAAGTCAATTGAGATGCAAGACATGGAGCGCAAAGACTTTGAAGCCCAAGTGAAATTCTACGAAGCCGAGACCAAGCGGATTTCTGCGGTGCAGGCCAGTATGAGCGAACAACAGATTCAAGATATTGCTATGGGTGTGGTTGCTGCGGCAATGGAATCGCAAAACATGGTTAATGAAATGCCTGGCCGTGAACAGCAACAGGAAATGGAAACTATGCCACCACAAGGAATGCCACAATGATGTACAAGGCCGCTGATTTCGTAGGAATGCTGTTCCTTGCCCGTGATGTGGCGCACAGCGTCCACCTCAATACCCGCAGCTACTCCAAGCACGTTGCGCTTAATATTTTCTATGAGCGCATCATTGGTGCTGCGGATGATTTTGCTGAAGCCTACCAAGGCCGTCATGGCCTGATGGGGCCAATCACTTTGCATTCAGCCACCAAGACATCCAACATCATCGACTTTTTGCAAAATCAGTTGGATGAGATTGAAAAATGCCGCTACGACGTAGTGGACAGAACTGATATGTCGCTACAACAATTGATTGATAATATCATTGAGATTTATCTGCGTACCCTCTACAAACTCCGCTTTTTGGCATAAGGACACATCATGGCAAATTACACACAAGCTGCTGCAACCAAACAAATCAAAGTTGGTGCAGGCAAACTTTACGGCATTTTTGTTTCTGCTACTGTGGCGGGCACTTTGGTCGTTTATGATTCTGACGCATCAAGTAGCAGCGATCCTAAAATTTCAGACACCATCACTTTGGTCGCAGGCACAACATATTTGAATATTCCCGCTGGCCTGTTTTTTAACAAAGGCTTGTATTTAGTTCTTGGCGGTACTTCTGCTTCATTCACTGTCGCATACGAGTAAGGGTTAATCATGGCCGTCTTTCTCTCCCCAGTGGGCGGCGCAGCGGCCCAATTCTTTACCAACAGCGGTGTTCCTTTAACTGGCGGCAAACTGTATACATATGCTGCCGGTACAACAACACCACAAACTGCATACACATCGTCTAGCGGTGTAACAGCGCATACCAACCCGATCATTTTGGATTCCGCAGGCCGAGTGCCTGGCGGTGAAATTTGGTTAAGTGCCCCACCGTACAAATTTGTTTTAAACACATCAACAGATGTTTTAATTGCAACTTACGACAATATTTTGGGGCTTGGTGCGGCGCAATATCAAGTACAAAATTTTACGGGTACAGGATCACAAACCGTGTTTACGTTAAGCACCGCATCACTTGGTGAAAACTTTACTTTTGTGTATATCAATGGCGTGTATCAACAAAAAGACAGCTATACGGTATCAGGCACAACTTTGACATTTTCAACAGCGCCGCCGTTAACTTCTTCAATTGAAGTCATGTATAACTGATCATGTCTAACAGCAAAATTTCCGCATTAACCTCCGCAGCTACGGTTGTGGGGACGGAAGTTTTACCGATTGTTCAGAGTAGCGCCACAGTTAAAGTAACTGTTTCCAATTTAACCCCTGGCCTTGATACTATTACTGCTGCAAAAGGCGGCACGGGTCAAACGTCTTATGCTGTCGGCGATATTCTTTATGCTAACACCACTACAACCCTTGCAAAACTTGCTGATGTAGCTACAGGCAATGCTTTAATTTCTGGCGGCGTATCAACTGCACCTAGCTGGGGTAAGGTTGGCCTTGCAACTCATGTAAGCGGTACATTACCAACAGCAAATGGCGGTACAAATTTAACTTCATTTACCGCAAATGGCGTTGTCTATGCTTCGTCTACAAGTGTTTTAGCTACAGGTAGCGGGTTAGTATTTGACGGCTCTAATCTAGGAATAGGCGTTACTCCCGCAGTAAAACTTGATGTACTGGGGACAGTCCAAGCCGCAGCCGCAGCTACGCAAGACGCTGTACGCCTTGCGGGTAGGGCTGGTGGTACTGGGACTTTTGCGGTAACCCTTACGCCAACAACATTAACTGCAAGCCGGACGTTAACACTGCCAGATGCTACAACTACTGTTGTTGGCACTGATGCAACTCAGACATTGACCAATAAGTGGGTTCAGCCTCGTGTACTTGCAAGCACTGCAAATAGTGCAACACCTACACTAAACACCGACAACTACGACATGATGGTGATTACAGGTCAAGTTGTGGCAATTACATCGTTTACTACCAATTTAACTGGAACTCCTGTTAACGGTCAAAAATTGATAATTTCAATTACAGGAACTGGCGCTATTGGACTTACTTGGGGCGCAAAGTTTGAACCATCAACAGTACCATTACCAACAACCACATTTTCTACAAATCGTTTGGATGTTGGTTTTATTTGGAACGTAGCCACAAGTGCGTGGCGTTGCGTGGCGGTGGCTTAATCATGACGACGATTGTTCTTACTGGCTCTGGAACTTGGAACTTACCTGCTGACTGGAATGATGCAGCCAACACAATTGAAGTGTATGGCGCAGGAGGTAATGGTGCTACATCGGGTTCTGCATCGTTTTCTGGCGGCGGCGGTGGCGGTGGTGGCTATACAAAAGGAACTAATATACCTTTAAGGGCGGCAAACCTTGCTGGCTTTATAACAGATAAATTGTATGACACTTCTAGAACAGGTTATTGTGGCTTGTGGGCGACACCTAACACATCCGGCATAGTAATTTATGCTGGCGTTGGTACTAACGGCTCTGGCATTTCAAACGGTGCTTTTGGAAGTGGGGGGACAGCAGTAATAAACGGTGTAAGCTACACATCAATTAGCAGAAACGGCGGTTTCGGTGGTGCTGGTCGTACATCTACAACAGCGGCGGGTGGTGGCGGTGGTGGAGCAGCAGGGCCTAACGGTGATGGGGGTGCTGGCGGTACTAATACGGCTACTTTAGGAACAACAGGCCGTGGTGGTGGTGGTGGTAACGGCGGTGGCGCTGGTTCGAGTGTTTCTGCATTAGGTGGAACGGCTGGAGCGTTTGCTGGTGCTGGTGGTGATGGTGGTGCTAATACTTTTAGTGGTTCTACTGGTGGCGCAGGTAATACAGCTTTTTCAGTTTATTCTGGCGGCGGTGGCGGTGGTGCTGGTGACGGAACGGGCGGTACTGCGGGTGGTACGGGCGGTTCTTACGGCGGTGGTGGTGGTGGAAGCGGTTCTGCAACAAACTCAACAGGCGGCAGTGGTCGTTCTGGCATCATTATCATTAATTACACGCCAATAGCAAACGGCAATTTCCTTGCATTTTTCTAAGGTTAATCATGGTAGTAACTTGGACAATCACACAGCTTGAACACAAAATAGCAAATAAATTTGTGACTGTTGCACATTGGACTGCAACGGCAACAGATGAAAATTATTCGTCATCTGAATCCAATGTTTGCGGTTGGCCTGATGGCGAGCCTATAATCCCCTATGATGAGCTTACACAAGACATAGTGTTAGATTGGATTTGGGCGAATGGAGTAGACAAAGACGTAGTAGAAGCAAGCCTAGCCGATCAAATTGAATTGCAAAAAAATCCTGTCAGTGCAACTGGCTTACCTTGGTAAAGGAAAAATAATGTCACTTACAAAAGCAAGTTATTCAATGATTACTGGCGCACCAGCTAACGTGTTGGATTATGGCGCTGACCCTACAGGTATCGCAGATAGTACAACTGCTATTCAAGCAGCTTTGACTGCTAGTTCAATGGTTTATATTCCCGCAGGAACATATAAAGTAACTAGCACTTTAACAATGCAAAGTGTTTATCAAAAGCAATCAGTATTGATTGGTGCTGGTTTTGGATTCACAATATTAAATTGGGCTGGCAGCACTTCTGGAACAATGCTTACAAATAGCACTAGAAGCTCTTTGCGTATTGAGGGCTTGTCATTTGTAAACACTGTGGCACAAGGCACAACTTCTTGTATTGTCGCAACTGGCGGTTTTGAATATGGAGAAATTAAAAACTGTAGATTTTCTGGGTTCAATGCAGCTATAAGCATGGGAACTCTTACGGGTTCAGATTCTTACTTTAATACCATCACAGAAAATTTAATAGAAAGCTGTGGCTACGGGGTATATATGCTTGCGACAGGTAGTTTGCCTTGCAACTCTAACTGGATTACTAGAAATAAATTTAATAACGTTACTAACGGAATTTATGTCGCTGGAGGCGCAATCACTTGTGATTTTTCTTACAATGATTTTGAAGGTACGACCACCAACGGTATTTATGCCGAAGCAAATGACTGCACATTTATAAACAACCATTTTGAAGTTGGGGCTGGCAATTCAATAAATTTAGCCAGTGGTTTGTACAATTTTATTGTCAACCCATCAAATGCTGGTGGTTCTGGAACATTTGTAAACAGTGGCACAAGTACAACTATATTTTCTCCAAGGGCTAACGCCACAATTATTCCTGTTCAATATTTAACTTTTCCAACTAGCGTAACTAATTCATCCAACTCATACACGTTAGATGACTACAGAAAAAATCAAACATTTACTCCTGTTTTTAACGGATGGACAAATGTGGGTACTCCCACTGTGGTGGCAAAGTACACCAAAATAGGAAATGTGGTTTATTTCAACATTGTTGTTACACCAGCCACAAGCATTTCATCTACAGCAACTACTTCATATTTGACTGGCCTGCCTTATACGCCTAGCACAAGTTTTTCAGGTTCGTCTGTAAACACATCAACCCAAGCAGCTTATAGCGTTCAAATAAATGCTTTTTCTGGCGGGGCTATTTACACAGGAACAACTGGTGTATTGACAGTTTCAATAGCAATATCGGGTTTTTACACAATATAAGCCACGTTTTAACAATCCATTGAAAGGCAATATCATGTTAGCAAAACAAACCGTTATCGACCGTATTGAAATTTTGCAAGATCAAACGGTTGCCGTGCGCTACCTCATAACCATTACTGAAGATGGCTTGCTTTTGACAGACCAAGTCAAAGGCAACTACATTCGACCAGGCGATGACTATAGCGCAGAGGATGCCAAGGTTCAGGCTATTTGTGCTACTGTGCATACACCAGAAGTAATCGCCACTTACCAAGCAACCCAAATTCAAGCATAATGCTGAAAACCGTACTGGTGCGTTCACCAGGGAATCATTGAGATTCAAAAATGACTGAAGAAGTCCAACAACCCTTAGCGGAAGTCGACTCCGCGCCAGCTCCAGAAGTGACGGCCACTCAGGAAGCAATTCAAACGCCGGAAGTCGCTGATGAAGCAAAAGAGCCTTCACGGGTTTTTACCCAAGAAGAACTTGATGCAGCAATCGGCAAAAGGCTTGCAAGAGAGCAACGTAAGTGGGAAAGAGAGCAGACCCAACGTCAGGCGGAAGCCCAGACGCTGAGAGCGCCAGCAAACGTCCCGCCGGTCGATCAGTTTGAAAGCCCTGAAGCCTATGCAGACGCATTGGCGTACCAGAAAGCTGAACAACTGTTAGCCCAGCGAGAAGAAGCAAGGCAGCAATCTGCAATTCTTGAGACCTACCACGAAAAGGAAGAGGAAGCTCGGACAAAGTACGACGACTTTGAACAAGTCGCCTACAACCCCAAGTTGCCGATCACCAACGTGATGGCTCAGACGATCCAAGCCTCGGACATTGGCCCTGAAGTAGCTTACTACCTCGGTGCTAACCCCAAGGAAGCAGATCGTATTTCTCGTCTTGCGCCATTCGTGCAGGCCAAAGAAATCGGGAGAATTGAGGCCAAGTTGGCCACCGATCCTCCCGTGAAACGAACCACGTCTGCGCCTGCGCCGATTTCACCTGTCACTGCTCGCTCCACCGGAGGCCCAGCTTATGACACTACGGATCCACGGTCTACCAAGACCATGACTGATTCGCAGTGGATTGAAGCTGAACGAGCAAGACAGATAAAGAAGTTGCAGGCTCAAGTCAACCGCTAAACAATTTTTGAAGGATTTTTTCCATGTCTAATAGTATCTTAACGATCGACATGATCACCCGCAAAGCTCTTGAGATTCTT